GCTACTGCAGGTACCGCCCTCACATCCGGAGATGATCTTAGTACCAGTTCACGATTTGACCATTACGGCCTGGCAAACTTTGCCTGCTGATGCTTACGCGAAGAGCGTGACCCCTCCGACACTACAACACAACACAATTTACGTGCAAACAAAATGACATGCATCGTATCATCTACTGGCATGGATGCCGTACCTCGCAAACCCCTTGCACAGTGCATACTTGATCACACCACCCTGTTGGGTTAGGGTGGATGTATGCACCACGTTTGAATGGTTGGCCGGTTTCCATCTTAGTGTAACCCATTGACAATCTACGCTGCATAGTGGAGGCCACAGAACGCAATGTCAAAGGAAATATCCAAATATCCAGTAAGCACACCACTCCCAGGCGAACCGTAGTACTGAACGTAACCGTTATACACATCATTATTAGCTGAACCAGCACTCAAGGCGCAATTGCACCAATCATTCTTATACTGCATTGGCCGGAAGCTAAATGTGGTGGAAGTCATTTGATTTGTAGACGTATGGTGTCTAGAAATCAAAACATCCGCAAGGGCGGAGGGGTTAGGTGTATCTGCATCCATCAATGGCTCATAACCAACAGCAAGCACACTACCAGTGGTAAGCGGAAGAGTTGGTATGACTTTGACAGTCATGTTCAACACTATGAAGCGCTCATATACACTAGACAACCCATGTAACGATGGCACTAAGGTGTTCAACGTTTGAGTTCCAGATATGAGCCTGGGTGTCAACATAAGTGACCCAGAGGTGTAAAATTCACCAGCTGTCATTGTGAGTACCCCGCGTCCCTTGATAACTGTAACATCATCATTGACTCGGTTGAATGGGGAAGGTAGCTTATAGACAGTGGTACGTCCCTTTCCATAACGTGCACTGCGGTTGCGATTCGATTTCTTCTTATTCTTTACCATGTTAATATTTGAGTCCCGGGTGCCTCAACGTTCATGGCATCTCGTTCCATCTCTGTCCAATCGATATCGCCTATGGTCCTTTGGGTAAGGACACTCTCCATAGCCACTTGCATAGGCGGGGTTAGACCAAAAGCGAAATAAAAGCTAGCTCTAGCTTCATCTGTCACTTCCTCTGAGCCCTCTGACCCTACTGTACTGGCAAAACGATGTGCGGATATTAAATTCCTAAACTTCTCGGTCTTGACACCATTGCGTTTGAGAGCCCTATAGAACTCCTGAAGCACCGGCACACCACTGTTCAGTGAACATCCTGCTGTGCCAACGGCATACAACCAC